GCAACACAGCAATTTAGGCAACCTTTGGATACAGCTAAACAGTATCGTGTAAGTGCATGGCTAGGATTTAAAACAGCCTGGAATGATGACATCAAAAAGTTTGAGAGACAATCACCGCAAGAGATTAGCATATGTAGGAAGTTGTTTGAGGAGCTGGCACGGCATCCAGGGCTACAGCTCAGTGTGAACATCGATGAACGGATGCATGGGATTGATGACGTTAAGCAGTTTCCGCGTGTAGCTACGATGACGCTGTATGTAGGAAACCCACCAACGCAAGGCTACCAGCAACCACAACCGGAAGAAAAGCCTAGCTTGGACGATGATATTCCGTTTGGTAACAGTGATGATGCTGATGATGTATTTGTGGGGTTTGAGTAATGAACGATCCATATTTATTAAGCGTTAAAGACGCTGCACAGTTTTTGTTTGGTGACTACGATAGGAGCAGTCAAGATCGTACAAGGCAATTAATAAATCAACTTGAACTACAAAAAATTGTTATCGGGAAAAAAACATACGTTGTAAAAAAAGAGTTAGCTGACAAGTTTGAAATAGACAAGTCAGCTAAACCTAGCGACAAGGTAGTGAAGCTAAAAGATCGCGGATAGTTTATCAACAGCAGCTGCATTGTCAGCGTCTGACTCTAACCAGTGACCGTATATGCCTTGCGTAATGCGAATGTCGCTGTGACCCATGTATGTTTTTACACGCCACAGATCGTCTGGGTACGCCTGGAGAAGCTTTGATGCATAATAGTGTCTAAGCTCATGCCAGGTAATTCTTGCAACACCAGCGCGTCTACAAGCGTCCTTGATACGCTTTAGATACTTAGCAGCTGTGACCGGATGATTGAACTCAGTGCCGAACACAAGTCTGTCAGGATCGTTTGGTCTGCCTTGTGCTATGAACAGCTCTTTAAGTGCAGCCAGTACGTCACGAGTAAGCGGTATAGTACGCAACCCAGAATATGTTTTAGTGCTGCCTATGTCAGTAGTCTTGTGTTTAATGGCACGATCAATAACAACCTTGCCAGCTGTAAGATCTATCTGCCCCCAGGTAAGAGCACGTTGCTCACCCTGACGAACACCAGTAGTACATGCAAAGCGAGCAAAGAACTGCCATCTAGGACACAGCTGAGAAATAATGTTGTTGATTACATCAGTAGCGATGCGCTGTGCTTTGTTGCTACCTTCAGCAGTCTGTATCGCACCTTTGCGCTTAACACCTTCTAGCGGATTAGTTTCTCTACAGCCCTCGATGATGGCGTAGTTAATCATCATGCCAACTGAGCCACAGATATTTTTTACAGTTTTGTCTGTGCGCTTTACTTTGAGTTGATCCATTACCTGGTGAGCAACCATGCCCTTGGTAAGATCTGCAACACGCATGTCAGCGAGCGGCTTGCCATCGACAACACAATCTAGAAAACAATCTACGTGCCGGACTTTTTCCTGATGGTAGCTTTTTGATTGCTCGCCATCACGATATTCTTTTTCGACTTGTGCAATGTAATTTTTTGCAAGCTCGTAGAACGTCCACTTCCAGGCATCACTAGATTTATTAGTGTCTGACGTTTCTTTTACAAGCGCGTCTATAGCTCGTTGTGCATCTTCGCGTGTCTCATAAAATTTACGTGTGCCGCCAGACAAAACATAACGTGTGTCTACACACCAGCTGTTGATACCTAACTTAGCTTTTGATTTTATTTTTTTGGGTGAAACTTGTAACATAACCATCTCCATTTCTTATCGCTATGTGTTAAGACATATGACTTTTGAAGATAAATTACAAGCGTTACCCGCGACCCCCACCTTACAGTTAGGCACTGAGTTAGGCACTGAGACACCCTTAAAGAAGGTTAAGCTATTGATTTATATGGATAATAGGTGGCGCGGTTGACGGGACTCGAACCTGACAAATACCTGTTTATATTGCATTTTTCTACAGTTTTTGCAGTATTTTGCACCACTTCGCGCACAGATGTGCGTAGGCGTCAGGCACTGGCTAGGCACTCTCAGTGCCTAATTACGAATCAAAATCAGGCTCTGGTCTATGCTTTGGTTTAGGCATGTTGGAGACGCGATGTGTTTGTTCACACTTCATAAGTATTACACCGTACTGGTCTTGCATTACATCTCGAAAATCAGTCTGCGTAATAGCTACACAATCATCGTAGCTCTCGAACATAATGATGTGTTGGTATGCGTTATCTTGGATGCCGTAGGTCAGCCACAAAATCGTCCAGAACTTAATCATGTTTTTTTGTTCTTGTTTATTCTAGAGATCCGCTTGCCCTTAGATACAGCCTCAGATTTTGAGCTAGCTCCCCACGCTTTCAATGACTTTAGCAATGGAGTATCTGTACCATCCTTATTCTTTGTAGGCCCAGGCATCTTACCCATCCGCTGTAGAAATGAAGCTCGCCTACCTGAGTTGCCAGTGCGTTCTGGTGGTGCGCTCATCTTTTCTTTGCCGTCTTTGCTGCTTCTTTAAAATTCTTAGCTGTTGGAGCTCCAGCACTACCAGGCTTTCTCATTTTCTCACCAGAACCTTTAGCGATCCTAGCCTTCTTCAACCTAATATTTTCATAGAGCCCATGCTTCTTTCCATGCATTATGCATTCCTCCCAAAGTTAGACATTATGTTTTTCTTTTTAGTTGGTTGCTTCTTCAGCTCTGCAAAGTCAGCACCAGTAATCTTATCTTTAGGTGCAGCTGCTGATGCGATCTTCATTTGCTTCGGAGAAAGCTTCTTTGTCATTTTCATCCCTGGCATCTATTTACCCTTCCCATATCCGGACATTATTGTTTTCTTTGGCTTTGGTTTCTTTTTCATAGTCAGCTCCTTTATTGTAACCACTCATAAATTTTCTTAGTCTCTTTAGCTCGATGCTTCAGACCGTTTGTTCCACCGTTGATGCGCTTGGTCAGGCGTTTGATTGTGTCATCGTTGACGCCCTCATCGCAAATATCCCACAGCTTGTTTCTGTCAAAAAACCAGATCGCACTTTCCATAGAATAATCCGTCGCTACCAGGTCAGGGTTTGTCATCACATCTGGCAAGTTCATATCAGCGGCAAACTGTTCGTAATTTGCACGAAACGTACATTGCAGAAAACCTCTTCCTCGAAATAAATACCCTTCTTGCTCGCTGTTACCGTAGCGGTTTCCGTATACACGATCTGCTAACGCCTGTGGGTTTCTAGCGCATGTCTCTGCATCACTCTCGCTATCAAAGTATTTGCCAAACACTTTGAGGATAGATGCTGTGCTGTAGTTTAAGTTTTCTTCTGTGTATTTAAACGTACCTGACTCATGTACCAGCTGGCCTAGAAAGTGAGCTCCACGCTCTGCATTTAGGACGTAATGATTAGTAATAGCTTTTGCAGTCATTGGCCCAAACGCTCCATCAGGGTTAAGCCCCCCCCCGATCTTTGATTGAAGCGCTTTTAGTGCATCACTCATCGTTTCATCTCCAGCCACAATCTCCAACAGTTAACCAGCGTGTTTAAACTAACGGCTGAGAACAGCATGACCCACTGCCAAATCTCCATCACTTCATCCTCTCTCTTGCTACGCCTTTTGATTTCTCCCAGGATCTCATGCCACCCAGCCCAAGCAGTGCTAAGGTCAAACTCATAAGCTCGCCTGTTTCTAATTCTGGCAACGGTGTGCCTGGAGCCCACAGCGCAGTAGCCCACTCAGCTATCGGCATTAAAAAAAACTGTGTCATCAAACCCAGGGCGCATATCCACATAATGGCTGGTCTTGCTCCAGCCACAAACAATGATGAATGCTTTGCTTGTTCTACATTTGCAGCTGCTTGCGCTGCTTGTAGTCCGATAATAGATTGTTCCAGCTCTGCCTTAATCTTTGCCTTGGCATCTTTGTCCTCAACAAACTTGTCTAGTATGGGAGCTGCTGACTTAATAATTTCACTTATCATTTATGTTTCCCCCACGATCTGTCTTAGCTTCTTTGCCTAACCAAAGAGCAAAGCTCGCTGATAGACTAGAAACGACAATGCTTACGAAAGTTGTTTGCTGCGTAGTCGCAGTAATTCCTAAACTCATGTACCAAAGACAAACCTTCCAGGTCAGTACGATCTGACACAAGAATGCCAGCCTTGGAAGTAGTTTAAGTTCATCTAGATAATTAGCTGTAATTGCTACCATTTCGCTTCCTCGCCATATGTAGTGCTAAATGCCTCTCGCGTGTTATGCAGAGGACGTAACCATGCTCATCGTAGAGTATGAATTTGTTTTTCCATTCGCGTAAAATCACATCAAAACTTGATGACGCCACTGTAAACTAAGAAAAGGTACACCCCACCGATTAGAGCTACTGCGCCTAAAACGATGACAGCTATTGTCATATAATTTTCTAAACGTTTCTGTCGGTCTATTTGCCGTTGTGCTTCTGCTGCGTTACGTTCCTGGCGTATCTCTTTGCGTATATTTTGAAGTTCCTGATAGCTGGATAGACCTCTGGAGTTTACGATCAATTCGCGTAATTGTTGCTCTGCGTCACGAGCCGCCATAGCGTCAAAGTAGGTTGCCAAAGCTTGCTCATTAGAACTTGCAAAGATGCTGTTTTTCTTTTTATTGTGCTTTGCTTTTGCTTCATCGACCGTATCAAAAAAAGAAACAATCTCGTTCTTCATAGCATACAGCTGTTTTCCAGCTTTTATGCCAGCAGACAATCCGCCTAAAATTGTTATAGGATCCATAACTACATTCCATCGCGTCTTGTATACTCAATTGTTTTTTCTAAAACTGCGACACGCGCTTGAAGCTTTATTAAATCTGTCATTAATCTCGGCAGCGCTTCCATATCTGTCCATTGCTCATCATCAACAGCTTCTAGTTCTTCTTCAGTCTCAACTAGAATTTCAAGCAAAGCTTCTGTACGAACTGTATTGTCTTGAACGTCACGAATTATATTCGCACCATAATACACAGCGCCCGCAACTTGCGCGGCTACTGCTATCACCACAAACAGTGGCAGCTTCAAGTTTTCCATTTACTAGCCCAAGAAGTTCATGCGTAATAACAGCAATAAACTTGCACCAGTAATCGCGATCAGTATCATTTCTAAACGCTTTATGCGCGATTGCAGATCTTTAATTGTAAGCTCAATTGTTGTTTTAATTGCAACAACATCCTTTTCAACTTGATCAATGCGAGAGTGTGCTTGCGAAAGTGTGCGTGTACGTTTATCCATTACTCACTCCTCACGGTGCTACAGGCCAATCGGCATCTTCCAAGTTAGGCCATTCATCAAGATCCGTAATCCCACGCAATTCAGATCTATAAACCGCCCAGCTTGTTTTAACATCGTTGGCTAATGGACTGTCATTAACCTGTGTCCAATCGCTATCAACTAATAGCTTATTGCGTGTAGTTCTGTGACCTTCGGCAGTAGCCGCATCTAGCGTAGCCTGATACGCAGCCTCATGCTCTGCTTTTGTGACTGTTTTTCCATCTACAGTTGTATCAGCAAACATGTCACGAGCTACATACTTTTCTACCCAGTTGCCTTTACTATCTTGCTCAACGCCATCACGCACACTTGTTTGATATGCTGTTGTTGTAGCTGGAGGACTAGGTAACACTGCATCTAACTTCATAAAGTCTAACGTATCCTGAGTCCAAACAGCGGGGAAAGAAGTATTAGAATATTCTTTTCTCCACTCGCCTTGAGTTTTTACAACCCCTGATTCTTTATGTCTGTATTCACCCATTGATTGATCCTTTCATATGAGTTTGATTAAGCTATTGCGTAGAAGATGTAATCACCAGTAGTGAAGAAATTACCAGTAATCGTAAAACCTGAACTTAATGGATCAATTGCATCAGACGCACCATAACTATCTTCAACATCAGTTTTATCTAAAAGCAAATAGGGGTCATTCCCTGCTACAATTCCTCTAGTTGAATCAAACAAAACCCAATTTCCTG